TTGCTGCTTCGTAAGAATCAAACTTAAAAATGCCTTCAATCTTAGAAGGATCATCACCAATTTGAATCTCATTTAAATCAACCTTAGAGCCATCTCGATTTGAAATGCCAGGATAAACAAAGTATTCTCCTTCAGATTCTCCAATCTGCCAGTCATGGACCACAGGCTGACGTTCATTAGGATTAGACGTACTTTGCCATAGGTTAACTCCTACGTCTACTTTTTCACCCAATGCATCTTTAACTGAGTATTGCCTATAAAGAAAGCTGCCGTTGCTATCAGAGGCAAAAAGACCATTAACTGTATCCATCTCTTCAGGAAAATAATTGGTTAAGAGAGGAGCAATATTCTCTAAAAAGTATCCCTGAAGAGCTTCAGGATTACCTCTAAATTTGCCTTCAGATGCGTTTAATAGTGATTCTACTGTAGTCAATACAGGAGCAGCTAATTTTTTCTTAACTTCATCAACAACGCCCTGTCTAAATTCTACATACTCTGCATTAATATCACCAAGAATACTTTGAAAAATATCAGCATCTTCGTTTTTATCTAAACCTGCAGCTATAAATTCATTATAGGTAGGAGAAATAGATTCTAAAGCTTTGTCGCCATAATCTTCAGTAAAGGTTGTAATGTCTTCAGGCACGAATGTAGTCAAGGCATTAAATCTATTTACGCGATCTATGCGATTAACTTCGGCTTCTTCTAAAGTAGCCCCTTCATTTGAAGGAATTCCTGTTAAATAAGGTTTATCTAATTCACCTTGTACAAGAGAGGCAAACCTTTGAGCCCAAGGAATGGATTCCCCCCTAGAGTTTATTGAGGGAGTTTCAGCTAATAAGGCAGCAGCTTCAGAACTAATATCTCTACCAGCATCAATAGCTCCCTGTAACGATAATGTCTTAGACTGCAATCGCCTGCTGTTTACTTCAGCCCGATCTGCTTCCCGGATTATTTTTTGTGCATTTTGTACAATAGGAACTAAAGCTTCATCTAAAGTACTGTTTAAAGCATCAAGAGTAAACTGATCTAAAGCTCCTTCTTGTTCTAATTGTTCTAATTCAGGCTGTACTAATGCTGTATAAAAACTATTTCCAATAGCAAGAAAATCATAATTACCGTCTTTATCTGGAACAACATTAGTATCTGCAAAAAGGCTTCTTAAGCCTTCTGTATACGCAGGAGTACCCGGAGCCGCACCAATTTTGTCTTGAATGCCTTGAGTAACTGCAATAGAAAGCTGCGACTGGGCAGCAGTTAAAGTTCTTTTTTGATTGTTTGCATTAATAGTATCGATTATAGGTCTTGCTTGAGGCTCTAATTGTTCCCAGACTTGTCCGCCTTCCCACGCATTCTCTAAACTTTTATACTGCTCCATAATCCCATCTTCATCGAAGGGATTGTTTTTAACATAATCTTTAAACTCACTAAATCTAGTTTCAGCAATAGCGTCAACATTTAAGCCAGTAGCATTGGCATGCCTCTTAGAAAACTCTTTATGAGCACTGGTTCTATTAGGGATAACACCTCTACTTGCGACATCTTGATACCGATTAAGGTTCCGTGAAGCTACATCTTCTGTGGTATATCCGTCAATGATGTCTTGGTTCTTTTTAGTTTCAAGTTCATCTAATACAGAATAACCTTTATTTTCAATAGCCTTACTGAACACATCAAAGGTTCTTTGAAAGTTTTTATCAAAGGCATAGAAGTGGTCTAAGGCAGATACCTTAGGAGCAACTTGAAGAACAGGAACAGTCTCAACGCCTTGAAACGGAGTTACAGCCGTAGGAACCTTTGCTGGCGTAAATTTATTATCTTGTCCAAAAATTATGCTCATTTTTAAATTCCTTGTCCGCCAATTGGCGCACTGTATGAAGTACCTGTAGGTGAGTTATATGTATAATAGCCTGAAGGTATTCCTCCGCCTGTAACTACTGAGTCACCCCCCGGTAAAGTTACTGTATTTGTTGCGGGGGATCCCCCAAAACCTTGTCCCCCTGCATTGACGTATGCTCCAACACCGCCCGCAATACTACCTGCAACGCCCATTAACATCTGAGAATTTGCAGCACTCTTAGCCGCTTGATAGCCTGTTGCGATATTCTGAGTTTCAGCTTTCTTTGCAATCTCAGCATTGCTTCTAATAAGATCTGCCATTGTTCTAATGTTTGCAGCTTCTGCATCAGCAGAGGCTCTTAAAGAGGCTGAGCTATCATATAGGGTAGGCTTTCTACCGGGGACAAATAATGATTTTGAAGACTTTCTTGCTTTAACTTTAATGCTGCGTCTAGCATTTCTTTCAGCTGATCTCAGTTGAAGCCTTGCAGTAGTATCGTTATTTATAATCTCTTTATCTAAACTATTATAGGCTGCAGCTTTGTACCTCATGACTGAAGAAGAGTAAGGATTAAGATTTCTTTTATTAGCAGTATTAGAGAAAGCGTTTAGAGATTTACTAAACTGTTGGTTTGCTGTAGTGTTGGCTTTTTCTTGTTGCATTAAAATGCCCATCTGCTGATCAGCAAGCTCGTCAGCTAGACCTAAAGGAATGCTTACTCCTCCGCCAGCTCCTGAAGAACTTTGAAAATTCTTCTGCATGACTGCCAGTTGTTCTCTGTGACTAGCATACTTATAGTTAGCCATAGCAACTTTATTGTTCATATTCTCTTGAGCAATAGCAGCATTAGTCTGTGCAAAGATTCCTTGAATCTGCATAGCTTCTTCAGTATCTGCTTTTTGCATAGTCATTTGATAGTTAGCTGCAGCAGCCCGTCTTCTATTTTCTGCCTCTGCTTTTGCTGCTTTTTTAGCGGCACTGCTTCCAAAAATGCTAGAAGCAATACCTGCTCCTGCTACAATACTTGCTGCTACAATTGGCATATTAGTCTCCTAAATATGATATAATATCTTTAATCTTATTGTCAAGCTCCTCTGTGTAACAAAAGAAATGAGGTAGCTTCATAAGCTTCTTCTTCTGCTCCAAAAAATGCTCTATAATGTCTAAATGAGTCTGCTGATTAAATCGAATCTTTTCATTTACAGTCTCCATGCTCTTTAACTGAGCTGCTTTATCTTCACGTTCAAGTATGACAAGTCGTTGTATTTTCTTCCTAAAAGGCCAAGGATCCCAGAGTTTAACGACAACATCCCTATAGTCTAGGGGCCTTATCTCCTCATCCCACGGCATTTCATAGAAGCCGTTAGGGTTGTCTTTCTTATCCACATACCAGGGGAAAGACTCACCTACTACAGGCAACCCGCTCAAATGAGCTTCGTGCATTGTAAAAGATGTACCTACTCTAGGGCCAATACCTGTCACAACTTTCATTACCACTCCCGTTTATTTGATCTCGTTCTAATTTTATCCCAACCAATGAGACGAAGAGGAGCCCTATTGTCTTTCTTAAGCACCTTAACAGCACCAGAAAGACCTCTAGAGATCATGGCGGACCTACGCCCATCATTCTCCCACCTGTCATACTCATCTTGTTTGTTCTTGTGTTCCTGAGCAACAATCATCTTATCTACATCAACACCAAGCATGTCGGTATAGTAGCTTACAGAATGAGCTAAGGCATCAATCCGGTCATCTCGCTTCAATGCTCCTCGCCGTCTAGAGATGCGAGTTAATTGGATCTGATTCTCTTGATCGCTCAGAACCCTAGGGTCCATGACAAGTCGCCCATTGGCAATCACTGGTTCAATGGTATCTAAGATTCTCTGCTCTTTATGACCATGAACCCTAAACCCGTCAATGCCTACATGACTGCAATACTTAGCGATAATAGGATGTAGGATGGTTCCAAACATACCATCACCAAAGTTCTCTTCATACCGAATAAGCTTGACCTTATATTGCATAGCCAGTTCGGCGATCTTGACAAGAACAGTCTCATCATATCCGCCATCTAGCCCTAACATCTCATGAATACATATGTATCCAGTAGGGGTAGCTGAGGCAACAATAACACCTGTCTCATCATGACCCCTACCTGAGGGGTCTACATGGATAGTAGTAATAGTATAATCTTCAAATGCCTCAGACTTGTACATAGGGTGATAAACTTTATCCCCAGACATCCCAACACTATTGATACTCTTATGAGGATTGGAACGGGCATGCTGAACCTTCTGGTGGAAGGAATCTAAGCCTACATCCGTACAGATAATATCCTTCAATTTAAGAGGATACTTCTCTTCATCTGAGAGAGAGGTGTCAAGCAGGAACTGGAGCGCATAATTTGCCGGTCCAATCTTAGCCAGCCTCTCATCTAAAGTTTCTCTATCGAACCTCTCAGGCTGCGTAGGATCGCCCGGACTAGCTTCGAGCTCTACCATACGTTCTGTGATCCACGGGCTGATGTGCTCCATCCTAGTGGGTATAGTGGGGTCAGGAAACTCTGCCGGGAACTTAATGAAGGGATATCCTGAGGCTGCCAGCTTATTGTAGTTAGAATCACGGGTATGGGGAGTACCTAGGAAGATAACCCTACCGCCCTTATTACGGATAGATTCAAATTCATGGATCCGACCTAACAGCTTGTCCCTCATCTCCTGAGTATCGCAGTTGCCCCGAACCTCAAGGTCATCACCTACGATATAGTCAGCGTGCCGACCAATGATCTGGGAGGTAATACCTGCAGCACTTACCGACTTGTCCTGAGATACCTTAACTCGACATGCCGTATTAAAGGCCATAGCGTTATCGGTATCATCATCCCCCGGAAGGAGATGGTTCATGAAGGGGACCGCAGTCAGAATGCTTCTCGTCATAGAGATAAAATCAATAGCCTTCTGAGCTGTAGCAGAAGTGACCAAGATGGTTGCATTAGGGTCACGTAAGAGCCACCACGAAGCAAGCATAGATGTGATAACACTCTTACCTGTACCACGACCTGCAGCCAGAACCATATCATTATCGTGGTTCTGAAGGGAATCCATAATGCCATACTGAATAGGGGTTGGTTCCCCAAATCCCATGTATTTCATTACGTAATAGCCGTAGTTCCTAAAGTCCTGTATAGCCTCATCAGGCACATTAGATGGGATCATTCTCTCATCTAGTTTATTGTTAATCATGATCCATTCTTAAGCTTAAATGGGGCTTCACCCATAGCCATTTGGATCCTTTCAGCTTGCTTCTCGGACAACTCAACGTCCTCTCTAGGAGCTAAGTCCTTGAGTACAGCTCTAGCCGCATTAATAGACTTATCTGAGACTTCAGTCTCTAAATAATCAATGGTGCTATCAATGAGTAAATCTT